GTTGGATTTTCTAACGCTAATTTAGATGAGCTGGCTGTTTACGATAAAGAGCTATCAGGGGCAGAGATTACGACTATTTACAATAGCGGCACACCTGATGACCTGAATAGTATTGGCCCTACGGGTAATTTAGTAGGTTACTGGCGTATGGGTGATGGTGACTCTTATCCTACTATTGGTGATAACTCAGTTAACACTAATAACGGCACTATGGTTAATATGACTATTTCTAATATAGAGAACAACGTCCCATAGTTTGCAACTATCTAAAATAGGCATATAATACAAACATCCTATCGATAACCCTCCAGGGCCGATATTACGGATATTAATTTATCACAGTAATAGCGCCCCATTAGGACAAGCGCGAAAGCTGAAAGACTTGTTTTATATTTGGAGGGACAAATCATGTCCAAGAATCTAACTAATGCTGCGGTCACGGAGTTTGACTCCGAGGTTAAGCACGAATATCAGGGTATGCAAACCCTGCGAACCACTGTGACAGTCCGTACTGGTGTAACTGGGAAGGCTTATGAATTTGCTGCTATGGGTAAAGGCATGGCTAATCAGAAGGCTTCTCAAGCTGATGTCACGCCAATGGATATTGAATACTCGCGTCCTGTTGCTAATCTTGAAAATTGGAATGCTCCAGAGTATACCGATATTTTCGATCAGGCTGAGGTTAACTTTGATGAGCGTACTGAGCTAGCGCAGACTATTGCTAAGGCAATTGGTCGTCGTGAAGATCAGATTATCATTGATACTATGGCTGGCGTTACCTTTGCTACCACTAACGATCAGGATGCTGATACTGGCTTCTCTGCCACTGTAGCCACTAACCTTACAGTTGCTGAGTTACGTACTGCTTCCAAGCACTTGAATGACATTGAGGCACCAGATGATGAACGTTATTGTCTGACGAATGCTCAGGGTTTGGATGCGCTATTAGCAACTACTGAGATTACTTCTGCTGATTACAACTCTGTTAAAGCGTTGGTTCAGGGTGAAGTCGATACTTTCATGGGCTTTAAGTTCAAGAAAGTGGGCACTCGCGTAGAGGGTGGTATTCCTGGTAGTGCTGGCGCTTCACAGGCTTACATGTGGCATAAAGCTGCTGTCGGTATCGCTATCGGTATCGATATGAAGACTACTATTGACTGGGTGGCTCAGAAAACAAGCTGGCTAGCCAATGGTATGTATAAAGCTGGTGCCGTGGCGCGTGAGCCTCAAGGTATCGTTCGTATCATTTATGACGAAACTGCGTAAGGGGGTTTATCATGGCTTTTAATTCAGATGATTTTTTGCCTTTATCGGCTCAAGCTAACTCAGATGCACCTCGCATGTGGGCTTATTCAACTACTGACGCAGACATCACTGCTGCTAACTACTTCGACGGCTCTTTTGTCGCGGGTGTAGCTCAGACAGGTGATGTTCTGTTAGGTATTGATGCAGGTGGCACGAGCCTTTATAAGTTAACTGTAGACCGCGATGCAGGTACAACTGCGGTCAGTACCGGAACAGCTATTGCCTAGTTCCACTGTTGGTCAATTCTGACTAACCCTGCCCCCTTTATGGGGGTGGGGCTTTTTGCTAAAAGGGGTTTATATGTCCAGTGATATTGATATTGCATCTAATGCGCTTCAAATGATTGGGGCAACACCTATAAACTCTTTTGATGATCCTGGCGCTGGTGCTGCGGCGGCTAAGGCTTTATATGAACCTTTACTAACTGCAATGCTGACCCGTGATTACTGGCGTTTTGCTATTAAAAAGCAAAAGCTAAATCTCTTATCTCAAGAACCCTTAAATGAATATAAATACGCTTACCAGCTCCCTACTGACTGTTTAAAGGTTGAGCGCGTCTATCAGGTAAGTGGTTATAAGATATTCAGGGATCTAATCTATACAGACATCCTTGATATTGATATTGATTATGTCTATCGCATGGATACAACACTTATCCCGTCTTATTTCGAGTTAGCTTTCACTTACAAGCTAGCTAGTGAATTTGCTCTAGCGGTGACGGATGACACTGGGAAAAATCAATTGTATGAGCAGAAATTCAGATCGGCTATGGCTGAGGCTTATGCGGCTGATGCTCAACAGTATCCACAAACCCCAATACAAGACCAGCCATTTACCGATGTTCGCTTTGGTGGTGGCATTGATAACGGGTATGGCTTCTAATGGCGAGAGTATGGAGTTTACAATCATCGTTTAACCGAGGTGAATTAGATCCACGGCTTGTTGGGCGTAAAGATATTCAGCCTTATTACTCAGGGGCCAGGGATGCTCAGAATGTCGTCACATTGGTTCAGGGTGGTGTGCGTCGAAGGAATGGCACCGAGTTTATCCATGAAGATGATGATGGGCGCATTTTTAACTTCTCGTTTTCTACAGAGGTTAATTATTGCCTATTGTTCACTAATCTACAGTGTGAAGTATTTAAGGATGGGGTATCACAGACTACCTTTGCTACTCCGTACACATTGGCCCAGGTTAAAGAAATAGACTATATACAATCGGCTGATACTGCCTTGTTATTCCATGGTGATGTACAGCCACAAGAAATATCACGAACTAGTGATATTAATTGGTCTATCAGTGCTATTAACTTCCTGAATATTCCCCAGTTTGATTTCAATGATGCGTCTAGTCCTGCCCCGACTAGCGAGGTACAGCGGTTAGAGTTCAATAATTACCGCGAAGGCGATCGATATAAAATCGGGCTAGAGGGGATTTTAACGGATGATATTTTATTTGCCGGTGATGATTCGACTAATGAGTCCAATATTCAATCGGCTTTAATTGCTTTGAGCAATACGGCTGGTGAAGGCACTATTACTGTCACTAACACCACATCACCTAATGTATTCTCTATAACCTTTTCAGGTGCTAGCGCTAAGGATTGGGATTTATTAACGGTCACAGCGATCAATACTGCTGATCCTGATTTCAGGGGGCAATCTTCTGAAACTACTAAGGGTGTGGCTCAGTCTGAGGATGTATGGTCTGCTACTAGGGGCTGGCCAAGGACTGCGGTATTCCATGAGGGAAGGCTTTGGTTAGGAGGCACTACCTTTAGACCGTCGAATCTATGGGGGTCAAAGGTTAATTTCTTCTTCGATTTCAATAAGGGTAAGGCGAGGGATGATGAGGGTATCGATGTTACTTTAGATACCGATCAGGTTAATGCTATAACTGGGGTGTTTAGTAACAGGACTTTACAAGTATTTACTTCCGGGGGTGAGTTTTCGGTATCTAGCAGCCCTATAACGCCTACTAATATCGCGGTATTGCCGCAAACCAACTACGGCACCAAGAAAGTAAGACCTGTTACGGTTGATGGGTTGACGCTATTTATCCAGAGGACAGGCAAGTCAATCAGAAACTTTTTCTTTGTGGATGAGGCCAAATCCTATAATTCTGGCTCTGTTTCAGTATTGGCTAGCCATTTAATTGTCGATCCTATTGAAATGGCGGTTAGTAGGGGCACTTCTGAGGTTGATGCTAATTATGTTTATATCGTTAATTCTGATGGCACGATGGCGGTCTATAACACCTTGGCTAGTGAGGATGTCCAGGGGTTTACAGAATGGGTTACAGATGGGGATATTATCAGTGCTACGGTGGTTGATGACCTTCTCTATACTTATGTTAAGCGCAACATTGGCGGTATAGATACATATTTTTTAGAGCGTGAAGATACCGCGATTACTACAGATTCTAGTGCTAGCGCTACCTCTACAGATACATTGACAGGATTATCACATTTAGAAGGTGAGACTATCGACGTAGTAGCCGATGGTGCTTATAAAGGTGAGTTTGTTGTTTCAGGTGGTCAGGTTACAATAGACCGTGAGGCCGATGTTATTTATGGTGGTTTAAACTTTGTACCTATTTTGGAGACTATGCCGTTAAATATTCAGTTACAGAACGGCCCTAATGCGGCTTTACCTAAGCGGATTGTTCGTGCTGGTGTTGAGTTATATGAGGCTAACGGGGTGTTAGTGAATGGCCAAAGGATAGCTGACAAAACAATGGGGGTTGATGTATTTGAGCCTCCTTCACCAAAAACAGGATTAGAGCGTATCTTTTTGCAGGGGTGGGATGTGGAGTCTACTTTAACTATTACACAGGACGAACCGGTTCCAATGCAAATATTGGCGGTTTATTTGGAGGTATCTGTCTAATGGCTACAGCGGCATTAGTTGCAACGGCTGGCGCTTCTTTGCTGTCGGCTGGCTCTCAGATCCAGGCGGGTAGAACCGCTGCCAAAGAGGCGGAATTATCAGCCCAAACGGCGGAATTAGGCGCTACTCAACGTGAGGTAGATCGGAAAGAAAGATTAGCTCAGGCATTAGCTACGGCTAACGCTCAGGCGGGTGCTGCGGGTATAGCGGCTTTTGAAGGTTCGCCTTTGACTGTATTGCAGGAATCTATCAAAGCAGAAGAAACAGCTACGGAGCGTGATTTGTTTAATACACGTATCTCAGCACTGACTACCCGCGCAAGAGGTCAGACCGCTAAACGCATGAGTCAGGTTGGTGCAGCCACATCCTTGTTTAAGGGTGCCTCTGCTACTGCTCAGCTAATGCAGCCCGCCAAATTGACACCGGAGGAATAATGGCTAAACCGTTTTCAGAAACAGTCAATATTCAGCCTCAAACTGTAGCTACAGGACAGCCACAGGCATTGATGTCCTTGTCTGAGAAGCTGGACGCCTTTTCTAGTTTCACGGCTCAGAAGGTCGCTGAAAAGCAAATTCAAGAGGCTACTATTAAAGGTCAAGAGGCAGGTATTGCCCAACAGCAAGCCGGTGGCCCTTTAGAGCTAAAAGAAGAAACCTTTATCGGTGGTATTTCTAAAAAGGCGTTTAACCAGGCTGCAAGGGAGGGCTATTTAAAATCCCTTGATAATGACAATATTGAGCAGATCACACAGATAGCAGCAGATAATGCGACTAATCTAGCAGGGTTTAATGATGCTGTTAATGGTTATGCAAAAGGTGTTTTAGAAGGTGTTGATCCTGCATCACGGGCCGCTGTTGAGCTATCTATTGATTCTATGGTTAGTCGTTATCGTCCTAAGATTCAGGCGGCACAGGCCAAAATGGTGGCTGATGAGGCTAACTCACAGCAGGTCATTAATGCCGAGGAAAGAAGCCGGTTAGCTGGTCAATCTGCTTATGATGGGGATGCAGAGCAGGCCGCTATTAATATGGCGGCGGCTATAGATTCGATCACCAATAACACATCCTTGGATACAGAAGAAAAAGCCAAGCAAATTCGCCAATTACAGGTCGATGTTACCAGTTCTGCTATGGGTGGTGACATTAGCCGTATCTATGAAAAAGAAGGTGGTGAAGCTGCTTTTGAGGCTTTGCAGGGGATGGATAAGCCTAAAGATTTTACCCAGGATGAATGGAATACCTTTGTGGGTGCGACAATTGCCGATGTCAATCAGCAGATTTCACTGGATGCCAAGGCTGCAGCTAGCGAGCAAATAGACATTAGTCGCGAAGTCTCTAACCTGAAAATCCAAGCTAATACAGGTATGGGTGATTCTGGCGAATTAATCAAACAGACTGAAAAACTATTTGTTAACGGCGATATTAGCGAGGCCGAAAGGACTTCTATTATTACCAACATTGTAAAAGGACAGAAGAAAATAAGAAAAGAGGCTGCTGATGATGCGTTGGTAGCTAATAAAATATCAGGTCAAGATGGCATTGTTCTGACGAATGAGCAAATAGATTCATACTATAAGCGGAATCTAAACGATAGCTTAAATGAATTACCCCAAGAACAGGGGGCGGCGGCTAAAGCTCAGTTTGTTGAAAGGGTAAAGCAGGTGCCTACCCTGATGAAAAACGAGATTGTTAACGGTTTAAGGTCTGAAAATCCTGAATTAATCGCACAATCTGCGGATATGATTGATCGCCTGGATTCTATTCCTGGCTTAGTTGACAGGGATTTCAGCGCTACAGATCGCGCCTATGGCCGATTGGTGGCTGATTTATCTGAGAATCTTGACCCAAGAGAGGCGGTTAAGCTGGCCCAAGAGCAGACAAACCCCAATGATAAAGCAAGGGTGGAGGCTAGGCAGGCCCAACTA